CAAAACAGTACGCTGATGTGGCTACTGGGGTTAGACTTTCATCACATGAGAAACTTTGTGCTGAACGAATGAATAACATCTTGAAAACTTTAGAAGAAATGAAACGAGAAGTTAAATCGTTAAGACAAGATGTTTCTATGGGTAAGGGTGGACTTAAAGTTATTTTAGCTGTTGGGACACTTGTAGTTGGAATTATAGGATTTTTTCAGTTTAAATAATGCTTTTTAAATACGTGTTGATACTGCATTTGTGTTCATTTGCAGGACAACCTCAATGTTACAATCCTAAAGTAATGCCTTTAGAATTTGACACACATTACGATTGTATCCAACAAGGATACCTTAAAGCATCACAAGCAGTAGAAAATATAGGAACAGATTTAGTTAACAAACAAAAACTTGCAGTCAAATTTGAATGCAAAGAATTAACACAGGAGAAAACATAATGATGTTATTTGGACAAAACCCTCAAACATATATTAACAAAGCTAAAATATGGTACATGAATACAGATAAGAAATTATTATCTTTAGTTATCTGGTCAGCATTAATGTTTGCAATAGGATATGCTCTTTAGTTTATTAGGAAAAACTCTAATTAGTCATACAACAAAAGCACTTTCAACACATTTAGAAAAAAGAGGCAACAAACAAGTTGCTGAAATTGAAGCTAGTAAAGAAGTACAAAAAACTCAAATAGAAAACTCAGGAATAAAAGACGAATTAATTTTAATCTGGTTTTTAGGAATACTTACACTCCCTTTAATAGGAGAAACAGAAAGATTTATGAAATGGGCAGAAGTCTTATCAGCAATGCCTTCTGAATTATTTTATATTTTTGGTGCTATCGTAGCGGCATCATTTGGAATTAAAGTCTCAAGCATATTCAAAAAATGATAGATAGGTTTTGTTTAGCATTCTTTGGAGGTATCGACAATATGTTTGAAAAATTAAACAAAACTGTAGACGACCTATGGACGTTTAAGTTTCCTAATTCAAAATTTAAAAAATATGAGAGACATAAAAAAATTAACAGAATTCATAAAAAATAAAGAACATAAAGATAAAGAAATGAATTTGTTTAAAAATCTTAAAAAAGAAGTTTCAATTAACGCTAATGGAACTCGAGAATACGTTATTAAAAAGGGAATTAATAAAGGTAAAATTGCAAAATGAAAAAAGAACATAACACAATGCTTATTGGTGTATTAGGTGCAATTCTTTTAGGAATTTCTAGTTGGGTACTAATGACTATCGTAGAACTTGAGGTTCATTTAGGAATGTTAGGTGAAGAGATTATGTCAATAGATAAACAGATTGGCAGAATTTATAATCACATGGATAGGCTATCTAAATAATGAAAACAGCAAAAGCATTTGTACCAAGAGAAAAACCTAAAAAAAGAAAAGGAATACATGTCAAGTCAAGAAACAAAGGAAGTACCTTTAAAAAATACAACCGACAAGGAAGACCAAAGTAATTTAGAAACAATAATAAAAGAGTTACCTCAATTATTAGTAACTCACTCTTATAACAAATTAAAATCTGGTGACGAACTAACAGCTTCAGAGATGAAAGTTTGTCTTGAGATATGTAAACAATATTCAAAAGACCCTATTGCTAAAAAAGAAGTAAACCTTTTAGATAGTGTACCTTTTGATACCCCAGAGGACTAATGGATAAACGAATTAATAACTTTAAGAACTTTTTGTTCTTATGTTGGAAACATTTAAACTTACCAGAGCCAACACCCATTCAATATGACATTGCAGACTTTCTTCAATCAAAAGAAAAAAGAATTGTAATAGAAGCATTCAGAGGTGTAGGTAAATCTTGGATTACTTCGGCATACGTATGCCACCAGTTACTACTAAACCCTCAAAGAAATATATTAGTAGTATCTGCAAGTAAAACTAGAGCAGATGATTTTAGTACGTTTACACAAAGGTTAATCTCAGAGATGCCTATGTTACAACACCTAATACCTAGAGATAACCAAAGACATTCCAAGATTAGCTTTGATGTTGCACCTGCTACAGCCAGTCATGCACCCTCAGTTAAGTCTATGGGTATTTCAGGGCAGATGACAGGTTCAAGAGCCGATATTATCATTGCAGATGACGTTGAGAGTGCAAATAACTCCCAAACACAGCTTATGAGAGATAGATTAAGTGAGACTGTAAAAGAGTTTGATGCGATTATTAAACCTGAAATTGGTAGAACTATATTTCTAGGAACACCGCAGAATGAGATGTCATTGTACAACTCATTAGGTGAAAGAGGATTTAAGACAAAAATCTGGACAGCATTAGTACCTAATAAAACTCAGACAATTTCTTATGGAGATAAGTTAGCAAGTATCATTAAGGGTGTTGAAGGTGAGCCTACAGACCCTAAAAGATTTGATGCTACAGACTTAATGGAACGATTAGCTTCGTATGGTCGTTCAGGTTTTAACTTACAATTTATGTTGGACACTTCATTGTCTGATGCAAATAGATACCCTCTAAAATTAAACGATTTAATAATAGCTTCAGGTTGTTCAACTTGGAAAGAAGCACCTGCAAAGATACAATGGGCTTCATCACCAGAACAAATGAAAGCTATAGACCCAGACATTCCCAATGTGGGACTTAAAGGAGATTACTTTGTAGCTCCTATGTATATGTCTGAAGAGTTTACTCCGTTTGAAGGTACATGTATGTCTATTGACCCATCAGGTAGAGGAGAAGATAAAACTGCTTATGCAGTCTTAAAAATGCTTCATGGAGTTCTATACTTGACTGCACAAGGTAGTCTTGAAGGTGGATACTCAGATACAACTATGGCTAGGTTATCAAATATTGCTAAGAAGCATGATGTTAACTATGTAGTCATTGAGAGTAACTTTGGTGATGGTATGGCAACTCAGTTGTTAAAACCTATCATGGCTAAGATACACCCATGTGAGATTGAAGAAGTTAGACACAATACACAGAAAGAAAAGCGGATAATAGATACACTAGAGCCTTTGATGAATAGTCATAGGTTAGTAGTAGATGATTTACTAATACACGAAGATTTTAAGAATGCACCAGACCATCAGTTGTTTAGACAAATGACAAGGCTTACAAGAGACAAAGGTTCACTTAGACATGATGATGCCATAGACGCATTAGCCATGTGTGCTAAATATTGGACAGATAGGTTAGATAGAGACCAAACCTTATCTTACAATCAGCACAAAGAAGATTTGATTAATCAAGATTTAGAGAAATTCATGGAAGGAACAATAGGAAGACACCCAACCAAAGAAAGGTTTATATAATGGACTTAGAACAGACTAAAAAAGAGATTAAAAAAGAAGAAGGTTTCCGTATGGAAGTCTATAAAGATACTCTAGGTTTTAAAACAGGTGGCTATGGTCACAAAATGTTAGAGGGTGAGATACCTCCTACAGACATGGCAGGGTGGAATAAACTCTTTGAAAGAGACTTTGCTCGTGCTGTAACAGGTGCGGAAGATGTCCTTATGTTATGTCCCAATATCCACGACACTGCTAGACATATAGTAGTTGAGATGTGTTATCAGATGGGTGCTTATGGGGTATCTAAGTTTAAGGGTATGCTTAAAGCTCTACAAGATGAGGACTATAAGACTGCCAGTGTGGAGATGCTAGATAGTCTATGGGCTAAACAGACACCCAATCGTGCTAACCGCATGTCTGAACGCATGGCAAATATTTAAAGAGAAAATCTGTGTGGGTATATCGTATATACACTGACCGAGTTTCCCCCGTGCATCACGCCCAGAAACCTTAAAAATAGTCAATAAGTTAAGCATTTAGCGGATTTTTTTCATATATAAGGACAGCATATCCTTTGCGTGGGGCTGTGTGGGCGTGTTCTTTTTTTATTCATGTATGTGTGTGAGATAGTCTGTTTTTTTAGTTGAACTGGTTTCCGGTAATAAGGGTTGAACTGGTTTCCGGTAATGAGAGGAGAACACAAGGCACACGCACAGGCTCACGCCTTGATACTCTTTAAGTACCACGCACAGGCTCACGCCCTGCAATCCTCAATCTCATTTAATGCACCGCAGGAACACACCCACAGAGCCACACAGAGCCACGCACAGAGGCATTAAGAAGGTAACGCAGGGCAGAGGTCACAAGGTTAATGAAGAGTAAACCTGCTCTATTAGATAGGTATGAGAAAAAAGACATACCCTAAGTATCTACCTAAAGTATCTCTTTAGGTTAACCTAAAGACTACTAAAGGTATCTCCTCTGTATACATATCCTTAATAGTAATAATCAATAAAGAGTACACTCAGAGAGTAAACCCTCTCTATTAGACACTAACTTAATAAAGGTACTAATGACATTTACATTTAAACACCCAAGCAAATACAAACAACCAGAAGATGACAATGAAAACAGAAGCACAAAGAGAAGCCCAGAGAAGATACCAAAAGACACTCAAAGGCAAAGAGACAAAGAGAAAGAGCAAAGCAAAGACAAAGAAGGTGAAGAGTAGCAAAAGTTTTAGTTTTCATTTTAAAAATACTTAACCTTTACTATCCACACATAAAGACTAATTCTGTCCTACATATTCCTATTAATTCCTATTATATCCCATTTAATCCTATAATAGCGTAAAATATGGCTTATTTAGCTTATATAAAAAAAAATGAAAAAAAGTGAAATTAACTATTGCAATCCATATATGCATAGTTTACAGAGAGAATAGTTATTTATTTTTACTGGTTTTTATCTACATACAAAAATCATCTGCCACACACAGGCACAACCCTGCGGATAGGGTTAATCTGGGCGAGTAAGTCTCTAAGGTGTGTGGGGGTTAAAAGCCTTAATTAGTCCAGTCTGCTAGATTACGATTAGAGTTAGCGTTAACACTCACAGCCTAGCAATTTAATTTTTTATTTTTTTTTTGTATGGCGTTTAATACGTCACTGACGAGGACACAGAAGCACCAGTCCGAAACAATCAACAATCAACATGGAGTACACTATGAAAGTAAAAAACATGACAAGCAGAAAAGGCAATAAGATAGCAAATCAATTTGTTATTGATGACGACAATGGAAACACGTTTTTTCAAAGTTATAATTCAATAATTTGTAAAGTTAATTTTGATGGTGTTTTTTTGGATAAAACCTATTGGGATTATTCAGCAACAACTGCAAAATATAGACGTGAGTTTTTGAATGAAGGCGTTGAAGATACAAGAGCCAAAATCAAGTGCGGAAAATACAAACTTGTAGATTTAAACACAGGCGTTTCTTATGAGCCTACAAATGAAAATCCAAACACTTGGAGGTCTTAATGAAAATTAAATACATAGCTACCATTAAAGAATGGCGTGATACGACATACGGAAATACTTATTTTTCTGCCAACATAGACGACATTGAAAAGCAAAAAATACATAAGATTGAATTTCAATATGGTTATGGAGGACACGCTGAACACGTCTGCAAGGAGGCTATAGGTTTAAAAGGTTTCAATTCTGATTTACCTATTAAATTTATTACTATTCCAAATTGCAAACAAAGAGACGTTAAAAACTTTGGACAATAAGCAACACTGATGAGACTTTAAAAGTCGAAACAGGCG